AGGTGAAAATTTCTGATGTTTATCTGGCTTGCCGTAAGGTTGGCCTGTTCCTGCAGGATGCAATGGCTAACCCCAGTGCTTAAATTTGGAGATTCACCCATGTCTGAGATAGATATTTTTGCAACGCGGACCATGCTTGAACCTATCGTTCAACACTTTGCCCCACGCCGATTCTTACTGAAAACCTTCTTCCCGGGGTGCAAAACCTTTGGTACCTCAAAAGTTGATTTGGACTTTGTGCGTGGCAGCCGAACGATGGCACCGTTCGTCGGGAAGGGATTTGGTTCCAAGACGGTAGAACGCCGTGGCTTTACCACCAAAACATTTGAGCCAGCGTTGGTGGCACCTGATCTGGTCACCACGGCTGATCAGTTGCTGGACCGGCTACCCGGTGAACACATTTATAACGCGAAGTCTCAGTCTGAGCGCGCAGCAGAACAACTGGGACAAGACCTGGCCGATTTAGACGATATGGTCAGTCGGCGTGAGGAATGGATGGCGTCTCAGGTACTGTTTAACGGTCAGGTGGACATTGTCGGCGAAGGGGTTAATGACACGATTTATTACTGGCCGGAAGAGGTGAATCAGCAGCCAACGGTAGAGCTCACCGGCACTGATTTGTGGACGCATGACCATTCTGACCCGACAGCCAACATGCGAAGCTGGAAGCGACGTATATCGCTGACTTCAGGCTTTACACCCCGCACGGTAGTAATGGGGTCGAAAGTGGTTGATGCCTTCGTCAAAAATAAAGTCGTCAGCGCTTATCTGGATAACCGCCGTAAAGAAATGGGCAAAATTGAACCCAAAGATGTGGGGGAAGGTGTGACTTACTATGGCACCATTGAAAGTGTTGATTTCTATGGTTATGACGAACAAGTCTATAACGAACAGACTCAAAAAATTGAGATATTGGTACCTCAAGACAAGCTTTTGCTGGGCTCCACTGGTCGCGGCAGAATGTTATATGGTTCGGTGGCGATTGTGGACGTAACAAGCAATTCGATGGAGGTGTATGAATCCCCACGGGTACCCGATTCCTGGGTATCCAAGCGACAACCCGAAGGCCGCATTGTGGCACTGAAATCCAGACCTTGTCCTAACCCTGGCGTGGTGGATGCTTATCTGGTCGCTAAGGTGGTTTAAATGATTTTTCTTACCAAAAACATTGAGACGCACGGCAAACACTTCACCGCCGGAACCTGGATTGACCCCATATTGCCAGCAGACAAAGTAACCGAACTGGTCGCCTCTGGCCACGCGTTTGATGACGGCGTAGCTTGGGAAGGGACGGACGCAAACGGTGATATCACCGCAGGGAGTGATTCCGGGACGGCTGTAGCAGGAGCCGCAGTTGTCAATAATGTACCCGCTAAACAGAATGTCATACCGGCTAATCCGAACCCAGCAACCAAAAGATAACAGGTACTATTATGGATGAGTTCAAGGCACAACTACGCCGGGACAACGCCATGTTCATTAACCCCTTGGAGTTTGGCGAAGAGTACCTCATCAACGGCATAGCAATGATTGCCGTCCTTGATGCTGATCTGATTCACGAACGAAATAAGCGCAGCTATGCGGAATTTGCCGAAGGTATTCAGCAAGGCGAAATATCACTATTTGTTGAGCGGAAAAATTTTGTTCGGGTGCCAGAAAAAGAAGAACTAATAACAATAAATAACCGTCGTTATAAAGTGAGTGAGGTAATCAATAATATGGGGATTTTGGAATTGACGTTAATCGCTAATATTAATGGAGGGAGTCTATTATGAATGAATTAATTACGGTAATTATTAAACGATTAGAGGAGGTCGCCAGTGAATTAATATTACCCATTCCCACAACCGATATTTTATCACCGGATATACCGACAGGTTTTGGCAAGCCGACAGTTTTTGATGGATATTTACCGCCAAAGCATTATTCAAACGAAGGTCAGCCACCTGAGTTTCCGCATATTATTGTCAGGGCATCTGGAGGGGATTCCTATCCCGACCAGGACAGGGTAAGAGTGAAGATGATCATCGGTGGGTTTTCAGAGGAGATCGCGGGTTATCGCGAGGTACTGAATATTCTTGAACGTATTCAATTAAATTTCCAAGAGTTCCCAATATTAGATAAACGCTATTTGTATGAAGACGATCTACAATGGCAACTTTACGATGATCAACCTTATCCCTATTGGATTATAGAAGTCTTTGCAACATGGGGCGTTCAAAAACCACAGAATATCCAAGAGAGTATTTAAATGACAAAAGAACCAAAGATTGAATCCAAAGAAATAATTGAATTGAAAGAAGACGTCGAACTGAAAATAGAGCCGAAGGATGAGATGAGATGTATTTACATTGGCCCCACACTGCAAAATTTGGATCTGCGACAATTTACCGTTTTCCTCGGTGGTTTACCTACTGAAGCTGAAGTGTTGAAACAAAAAGTACCTCTATCAACACAGCTTTTTATTTCAGTGTCAGAGCTGGGGAACAAAACAGCGCTGCTAGATGACCCGACCAGCGCTGAATCTGTAGCGTATCGAGCAGTCATTGCCGAGTTGCGAAGTGGAGATAATAGATAATGTCATATCGTCATGGAACTTACGGAACTGAAATCCCAACGTCAATTTTACCCCCAATTCGTACCAGTGCCGGACTTATCGTGGCCATCGGTACTGCACCAATAAATCAGCTTAAAAATTATGCAGAAGCGGTAAATAAACCCATTTTGGCTTACTCCTACGCAGAAGCGGTCAACGCATTGGGGTATAATTCGGACTTCAATAAGTACACATTATGTGAGGTCATGAAGGTTTGCTTTGGTCTTTATGGTGTGGCGCCAGTGGTATTGATTAATGTATTGAGTTCGGATCATCTTATTGACTATCAAGGTTCAGTGACCCTTATTAATGACAAAGCTACGCTATCACGTAGTGGTGTGCTCCCTGGGACTATACGCATCTGGAATGAGTCAAAAAAATATTACACTCTGGACGTGGACTTTTCTCATTCTTTTAGTGATACCGGTGAGAGTGTTATCAGCTGTATTTCCTCAGGGAAAATTAATAACAATGAGATGATGGCAATAAGATACAACTATTTAGACCAGAGTCGTGTTAAAAGCAAAGATATTATTGGGGGTATCAATGTTTCCTCTCATAAGGCGGAAGGGTTAGAATTACTTAATGAAGTTTATCCGCGTTTCGGTCTAATTCCAGGGCAGATTATTGCCCCTGGATTTAGTAGTAATTCGGAAGTTGGTCAGTTAATGGCGCTAAAAGCAGGGATCGTCAGCGATATTTTCAACGCTGAGGCATTGACCGATGTATCAGCTAGTAGCAGAGCAGGGGCTTTAAATTATAAAAAAGCGGTCGAAAAGAAAAAAGATCACAACTGGGTAGCAAAAACGCAAACTGTTTGCTGGCCAATGGTGAGGTCAGGTAATGAAATTCATCACCTCTCAACACATTTGGCAGCGGCAACCTGTTTGCTCGATAGTCATAATGCCGATATTCCATACCGTTCTCCTTCGAATAAAACCCTACAAATGAGTAGTGCTGTTTTAAGGGATGGAACAGAAGTCTGGAATGGACTCGGGGCGGCGAACTATTTAAACAGTCAGGGTATTGTGACTTCTTACCATAAAAATGGCTGGAAAACCTGGGGCAATCGGACGGCAGCTTATCCATCAAGCACGGATCCGAAAGACTCATTCCGTTCATGCCGTCGGATGTTTAATTGGGTATTAAATACGCTCATCGAAACCTATTGGTCAAAAATAGATGACCCGACAAATAAGCGTCTTATACAAAGTGTTGTTACCAGTGCCAATATTTGGCTTAACGGATTAACTGCAAATGAAAATATAGCCGGTGGTCGTGTGGTTTTCATTGAAAAAGAAAACGCTGTTACTGATTTAATGGACGGGATCCTCAGGTTTCATGTCTTTCTCACACCCTTTTCACCGGTGAGAGAAATTGATTTCGTCATGGAATATGACCCTAATTATCTCAATAACTTATTCAGCTCATCAGCAAGTTAAAGGGGTGACTATGCCGAATCAAATACCGGAAAGACTGATTAACTTTCGCGGTTATCGGGAGGGTAAATACATCATTGGTATCGCTGATGTGACACTTCCTTCAATTGAAGCGATTACCGAAACGCTGAGTGGTTCTGGTATTGCCGGTGAACTTGAAACCCCGGTGTTAGGGCATTTCAAATCGATGACCGTCTCCATCAAATGGCGGACGATAGCTAAAGAATCCATTGTTCTTGGCTCTCAGAACTCCCATCAGGTGACATTTCGTGGTGCGATGCAGCTCTATGATGCGGGCTCCGGAAAGTACAAAACCTCAGCTGTTGCAGTGGAAATGAAAATTATCCCGAAAAAAATATCTCTGGGTAATTTGCAACCTGCCAAACCAACAGAGGGCGAAAATGAGTTTGAAGTCATTTATATGAAACTGAGTATCGACGGAGACGAGGTTTTAGAAATCGATAAACTCAATTTTATTTGTGTAATTAATAGTACCGATATATTGCAAACTGTGCGTGAGGATTTGGGATATTGAAAATATGAAGATTAAATTATCAAAACCCTATATTTTTGAAAAGAGAGAGCCGGTTCAGGAGATTGAACTCAATCTCGATAATTTGACCGGTAATGACTTTATCGCGGCGATAGAAATGCTTCAGGCTGAGGGGTATGTGTCTGTTTCGCCAAACCTTGATATGAAAGTTCAAGCCAACATTGTTGCCGCTGCGCTGGGCGAACCCATTGAGTATGTTTGCGGTTTACCCATGCCTGATTTTGCAAAAGCATGCCAACGGGTACAAACTTTTTTGCTCAAATAGG